GTTTGAGCTGAGATATCGGACGCTGGCCACTACTCAGAGATTGAAATACGGCTCGCGGATATTCGAGATTCTGAACATCAACAATGTCGCGGAAGCCAATCGGACGCTGCTGGTCAGCTGTAAAGAGGTGGTCTGATGGCGAACATCGAGGAAGCCTTTACCGCCTATCTTCTAGCTCATGCCGGACTGGCTGCGCTGATTGGCAGCAGGATATACCCACAGGAACGGCCGCAGGAAATAACAACCTTGCCGGCCATGACATACATGGTTGTCAGCGACGTGCCGATTCACACGCTGACCGGTCAGGCCAAACAAGCACGGCCAATGTACCAGTTTACGGTATATGCCAGCACGCGAGCATCCGCTCAGGCCGTTGCAGTTCAGATCAAGGCGGCGCTGGTCGATTATCACGGTACATTAAGCGGCGTCGTCATTCAGAAAATCCAGTTGGAAAACGAGCTTTACGGCATTAACGAAACCGCTGACGGTACAAAAAAAGAACACACGGCAGATCTTGAGTTTGAGATCACCTATGTAAGGGAGTGAAACTATGCCAACACATTCTTTTGGGGCTACACTGACATGGAACAGTCAGGTTGTGGCAAATCTTAACTCTGTCGGTGGTTACAAACTGACAGTCGCAAAACGCAAAACGACTGTTCACAAGACTACCGATAGGTTCGAAACCCAAGCGGCCGGACTGGTTGAGGCCGCTGACATCCCGATAGTCGGATTCTTTGACCACACCGACACCAACGGTCAGATCGCCATGTTTGCGGATGCCGCTGCCGGTACTGAGCGCACCTATATCATCACACCTCCGACCTCAACCGGCGCCAGCCTGACCGGTACCGGGTTCATTTCTGACATCAGCACCGGCGAGATGGACACAGAAGGCAATATCCCATTTACCGCTACCATCACGCCCACCGGCAAGCCCACGTTCGCTGTTGCCACCGTCACCGGCATGAGCGCCTGCGGGTTCAGCAATGACGTGCTGATGATGCCGACGTTCGCTATCGGAACATTTGAGTATGTCGTGACCATCACCAACGGCCAGACATCGACGGTAATCACGCCGGTTGATGCGTCTGACGGCGAGGTCATCACGATCACGGCACCCGACGGCACGACTCAGACTGTGGCCACCGGCGTCGCGTCCAGTGCGATCACCATCGCTGCCGACGAGGACAACGTCATCCTAATCACCATCAGCCACGCCACCAAGGCGAGCAAAGTATATAAGTTCCATTGCGCGGTTTTAGCCTCGTAATGATTGAGATAGGGCGGGCTGGATAACAACCGCCCTTGTTTACAGGAGGATTTATGATTCCATTTGTTACGATCAATCTGGATAAGCCGAGAAAATTAAGATTCGGGCTTTCGGCGTCCGTTGAACTGGAACAGATCACAGGCAAAAAACTGTCGGAAATGGGCAATCAGTTATCCGTCACGCAATGCAGCCTGGTTCTGTGGATCATGCTGAAACAGGACGATCCGTCCTTGACTCAGGCCCAGGTTAATAATCTGGTTGATGAATACGCCAAGGATATGAACTATGTTTTAGCCACCGTTGGCAGTGCCATACAGGCGGCATATCCGGCAATAGATCCGGAGAAAAACGCGCCGAACCCGGCTCAACTGAGAGTGAAGAAATAGGCTATGACCAAATGTTTAGCACGGGTGTTGGAGAGCTGGGATTAAAGCCTCATGAATTTTGGGCGCTTACTTTTGCCGAATTTACAGCGATGGTTGAAGCATACCAGAGAACACAGACAAACAAGAGGAATGACCTGGTTACCCTGGCATGGCTGACAGCAAGCCTTTCAAGACAGCAAAAAATGCCCGCCCTGAAAAGTTTGTTGATCGAAGAAAAGCCCAAAGTCAGCAAAGAGCAGGCGCCGGAACAAATGGTCAATGCTTGCAAAACGATAGCGGCGGCTCTTGGCGGTAATTTTATCGAGGTGACTGACTGATGGCTATTAAATCCGGAAGTATTGAAGGGTTGGACGAGCTGATCAAGGATTTTCTGAAATTTGGCGATAAGGCCATGGAACAACTCAAGGGCGCGACCAATTATTCAACAATGATCTTGTATCATGCAGCAAAGGACAAGATCAATTCAAGGAGCGGGAACCTCGCAAGGGCCCTGCATATTATCCCGGCTAGGATCAGCAAGAGCACCAAGAGCATTGTTTCAGGTAGGGTGGAATTAAGCACTGCCAGTAAAAACAAAGAGGCCGCTGAATACGGTGCATATGTCGAGCTTGGTCATAAAATCATGAAAACAAAAGGTGTTTACGACAAGGGAGTCATGGTCGGCGGCAAGTGGCTCGGGCACGTCGAAGCAAGACCGTTTATGCGTCCGGCATCCGACGAAAACAAGGAAATAGTCGCGAATATTTTCATAAAAGCCATGGACCGGATTATAAAGGAGCTGGGTGATAAATGAGCACAATTTTACGGTCATTAAAACTGATGGTCGGTGCCGACTTCACCCAGGCTCAAAAGGGATTTGCCCTTGCCGCCAAGGATCTGAAAAAGGCCGGGCAGAACCTTACCAATATCGGCAACTCATTGACCAAGGGGGTCACCATACCCATCATGGCGGCAGTTGCTGGCATAGGGGCATTGGTAGTTAAAACAACGGCCGCTGCAGATGCTATTTCAACCATGGCCGGAGTAACTGGACTAAGCAGCGAACGGCTGCAGGAGCTGCAATATGCCAGTTCAAAACTGGACGTCGAATTGGAGATGATAACCAATTCACAATCAAAACTTATTAAGGCCATGTCTGCAGCACAGGCCGGAACGAAGGAGCAGTCCAATGCTTTCAAGGCGCTTGGAGTGGCCGTAGTTGATGGAAACGGCAATCTGCGCGACAGCAATGTTGTTTTCGGCGAAGTCATAACGGCTCTGGGCAACATGAAAAACCCCACTGAGCGCGATGCCATTGCCTTGAAAATCCTTGGCAGATCGGCCATGGAGTTGAACCCGCTGATCAAGGCGGGCGCCGGAGAATTGGCAAGGCTTTCAGCTGAAGCGTACAAGATGGGCGCGGTCATTGATAATGAATCGATCCTCGCCATGGACAAATTTAATGATAGTTTAGCTGCTGCAAAAATAGTCCTAGCGGCTACCGCCAGCAAAATAACCGTGGCACTATTACCGACCCTTCAGCAATTACTGCCGGTGATCCAGAACAACGTTGTGCCTGCTATAAAGGCCTTTGCTGGTTGGATGTCAACGATGTTATCGACATTTAAATCGATGTCTCCGTTTATGCAGGGGCTGACATTGTCTTTGCTGGGGATTGCCGTCGCTGCCGGGCCAGTATTGTCGGGCATTGGCAGGATAACCACGGGCATAAGCGGCTTGATCAAAATGCTCGGCACAGCGTTAACAGCAACAACTACCCTAACTGGAGCCATGCTTACAATGGCTGGGGTAGCCGGAGTGGTTGCTGCTGGCGTTGGCATTATTTTGTCGATTTACAACTCTGAAAAGCAAGCAAATAAATATACAACTGGAATTGGAGCGGCAGTTGTAGCTACGGGGAAATTCGCCAGCAACGCTACAAAAACAACAGAGGAACTGAATAACCAAGCAAAAAGTTTAAATAAAGTTACCAAGGCTGCCGAAGGCGGAACGTTAGCATTTGATAAACTTAATATTCTTCAAGAGTCTCTTGCAGATTCAGACGCTCCGGGGATACTCGCTCCGGAACCGCCAAAATGGGAACCTGTAAAAATGCCAGGCCCAGAAAATTTACTGAACATTGACTGGAACGATTTCTGGGGATGGTTCAAGACAAGGCTCAAAAAGGGTTGGGATGTTGTCTGGTTATCGTTGGGCATCCCGGAAATGACTTGGAGCAACTTAACAAAAAGATGGAATGCCCTGTGGGATGGAGTCGGAAAAAGAATAGGTGCTCTTAAAGAAGACATAAGAACGGTAGCCGGAAATATCAAAGACTGGTTCGCCGAAACATGGGAAAAGATCAGAAAAGGCGTTGGCGGTGTTATTTTGGCGTGGAACGGATTCTGGGACAATGCCAAAAAGGGAATAGCCGACTTCAAAACGGGTTGGGATACATTCCGCACTGGTGTGGGCACAATTATTTCCAACGTCAAGGCCGACTGGAATGAGTTTTGGGAAGCGGTCAAAACCGGCGTAGGCAATCTAAAAAAGACATGGGATGGATTCTGGAGCGGAGTTAGCAACATTGCCGACAATCTCAAAAAGGGCTGGGAAGATGCCATAAAGGGCATTAAAACCGGCTTGATAAACCTGTACAACAGTCTTCCTGATTGGTGGTTCACGCTGACTGGAACGAAGCGCATTGAAGTGCAGGAATACGGATTCTCCACCAAAAACAGCGCCAACGCCATGCAGATGCGGCAGTTCTCGACCGGCACACCCTACGTCCCATACACCGGTCCTGCCATCATCCACGAGGGCGAAGCGGTAATCCCGAAAGAGAGCAATCCGTTCGCGGGCGGGCTGCTGAGCGGCATCGAAGCGGGCGTGTACAAGGCTGTGAAAGCGGCTATGGGTCAGTCCGGGAACCAGTCTATTGTCGTCCAGGTGGGCGGGAAGACCGTGCTGGACACCGTGATCACCGAGGCGCAGCGGAAGAACTCCAGATCCGGACGAAGCGTAGTAACCGTGAGGGCTTAGTATGGCAAATCTTATATCATCCATCACGCCGGCAGACAAAGACGGAAACGCGACGGGGGAGGCTGTAACATCGATATTACAGCCTTCTTCGTATCACTGGGGCAAAAGTGACATTTCGTCTCCGAAAGCCGGACGCATGGCCAACATGGCGATGCGGAAAATGCTGATCGGCAAAGCGAGAACGCTTGAGCTTCAGTGGCAGAACAGGAGCTTTTCCGAGATATCCACGGTTCTGGCATTATTCGATCATGAGTATGTTTTGCTTAATTATGTTGACGCTTTGACCGGCACAACGAAAACCAGTCACATGTATATGTCTGACATGGCTGCTGATTGCTACCACGATTACAGCGGCGGCATGTGGGAAATTGCTACAGTAAGCTGTATTCAGGCAACGCCCGATGCGGTGTGAGGTGATTAGATGCAAGCACTGACAGCGGCACAGCTAACATGGTTGAAGCGCGGCGGGTATATCGGTATTGATATAACGGTTGATCCGGTTTTGGGTTCCAATTACAACATAACCGAGGCGGACATTGTTGATAAAACATTTTCGCTGGACAGGAGCCAATGGTCAACGAGTCAAGCCATCGAAATCGGCAATGCCGACGCGGCGGATCTTGGCTTTGATCTTGACAATTCATATGGGCAATGGAATGACAAAAAATTGGAAGGCGCTATTCTGACAGTATCATTCGACATAGGCGGTGAAGCGTTGGCTGCTGGTATCTTCACGGTTGACGCACAGACAAAAAATTATGCATCAATGACGATCACCGCCATGGATAACATGTCAAAATTCAACAAACTATATGACGGGAATCTGACTTATCCGGCTACTTTATTGGAGATTGTTCAGGACGCTTGCACGGATTGCTCGGTGACGCTTCATTCGACGACATTCCCCAATTATACCTATTCAGTCACGGCAGAGCCAACAGACGCGGGGATAACCTATCACAACCTGATAACGTGGGTTGCTCAAATTGCCGGGTGCAATGCATGGATCGATGAGGATGGAGAGTTACGGATAACCTGGTATGGAGGGGCAAACACAACAGAACAATTTATCATTGATTCATCAATGCAGTTCATGGACGCCGAGCATGACGAGACTGAACTTCAATTAACCGGGGTCAGATACGTTTCGGAGGATACAGAATATACATCCGGCACAACGGATTATGCTTTTGTGTTTTCCGACAATCCCTTGCTACAGAGCGACATTCAAGCGGCATTGGATGTCATCAAGGCGAGCGTATCATTGGTTAAGTTCATGCCGTTTAAGAATCTTCCTGCAATATTCCTGCCTAACATCTGGCCTGGTGATGTCATCATAGCCGATGCGATTAATTTTGTCTCTCCGGATGACGGTGTTGAAATCACAAAAACAACATCTAATGCGGATATGGCTGCGATTACAAACGGAGCTGGACTGGACGGTGCTGACATATCTGCAAGGAACTATAAAAAGGTTGCCGTGCTGATCGGTCGGCACACGTTGGACACTTCATCGAAAATGGTCGGCGTTGGCGAGTCTGCAACGGTGCTGGCAAGGAATAACGGCTCGGCATTGTCTGATGCACAGAGGAATGCAGTTAAGGCAATCGCAACAAACAAGATCGAGACATTAGCCATTGAGCGGTCATTGACGGTCGGCGGTAAGGCTGTTCAAGTCAAAATTGATACTACGGTCGGAATTGAAATCACGGTAGATGGTGTCAAAATGTTTGGGGTAAATTCTTCAGGCCAAATATATGCCCAGTCATTGTCAAACCTCACCGATGGCTCCTATTACATGACTTATGGTTATGGCGGATCGCCTGGCATCGAATGCTTCATGCCGACGCTTGGTAAGTTTCTTGGAATTAGCCCGACGGTGACGGGCGGGTTCCAGTTTTACGACCTGAACACAAATCTGCGGATGGGTTTCAACGTCAACGGATCAATAACAGCCTATGACGCGAGCGGTCACCTGGTTCTGACGATTGATTCAACAAGTAATTATGCGCAACTGCATATTCCGTCCGCTACCGATAATGCAATCGGCGTTGACGCTACCGGAGCATACAAGATAACCGGCGGATCAAAAACATACCTATGAGGAGGTGGAATCATGGCTCTTGACGCTACAGAGTTTGCGGCGGCAATGGCAATATATCTTGCAGCAAATGACCATTCCATTGCATTAAGGCGCGGACTGGCTTCTGCTCTCCCGTCCGGGCTTTTGCTTGGTGAGCCGTATTATGCCACAGACACGGAACGTCTGCATGTCGGACATGGTGACGGAACAAATGTTTTGGTTCCAAATGAGGCCGATATAACAAGACCGTATTGCAAGGTTGCTCGGTCTGGCACGCAATCAATTAATCACAATACATGGACTGCAATCTTGTGGACATATGAGTTTGTCGATGCCAGCGCCATGCATAGCACGGTCACAAATACGAGTCAGATCAAATGCGTCAAGGCTGGCTTTTATTCAATCAAGGCAACCGTGTCGTTTGCCGTTAATGCAACATCAATCCGTGGTATTAAACTAATGTTGAATGGTGCCACTTTAATTGGCGAGGTTGATGTTGATAATCTCGGTTCAGCATCGGACGTTGGTATAAACATTGCCATGGATTATTCTCTTGCTGTAAACGATTATGTTGAGCTATATGTTTTCCAATATTCTGGTGGAGCTCTCAACATCCTAGCCACAAATTGCAACATGTCAGTTGCCATGCTGGCTTAAATACTCCATAACATCCGATCGGAATAATCGATAAATAACAATCGGAATAACTTCCGCTTTCCGCCCGGTTGGGCTTAATCATAATCTGACAGAAGGAGCAGGCACAATGAGCGAAACAGAGTATGCAAGATTAGCGGCACAACTGGGCGATATAGCGATTGCGGTTGGAGTAATCAATGAGAAACTGACCGGCTACGTTGAATTCAAAAAAGAAATGGGCGAATTGAAGTCGGAAGTCAGCTTGATGAAACAGAACTGCAAGGCTATTCAGGAAGCGAAGAAAAATTACAGGATCAACTGGGGCGCGGTATTTGGCACAATCATCGGCGGATCGGTGGTTGGCACATTGGTGTATATCATTACATCAGCATTGAAAGGATGAAATTATGGAACAATCTAGATGGGCATCTCCTGTATTTTGGGGCGGCGTTATCAGCGCAATTCTATCGGTATTGGTGGCTATGCAAGTTATCAATCTTGAGCAGTCGGAAGCAATCAAGGCCGCGGTTGTCGCTATCCTTGCTGTAGTCGGCATATTCGCAGCCGCAAACAACCCAGTAAACAAGACGGGGTTCTGATATGGAGATTCGTGGAAAGGCGTCGGACTTCGGCGCCTTTTTAGAGCGCAATGACGGCAAGGTTGGCTATCTAATAGGCACGCGCGGACAATTATGCACGGCTGAATTAATTAAGCAAAAAAGGGCGAACTTTCCGACCTATCAGTTGACCATCGACAAGTACGCGGCGCAATGGATCGGCAAGGTCGTCGCTGATTGCATGGGCGTGTATGAAATGTTTATGAACGGCGGCGAATGGGATAAGCCTTTAACGGCATGGAGGTACGGTGATGTTTCTACCGGTTCCGTGTATGCACTGGCATTGTCCGAAGGGTTGCGTAATGGGCCAATCTCGACTTTGCCGAAAGATGTACCCTACCCAATCGCCGTTACGTTCACGGGACATGTTGGATTTTATTATAACGGACTGGTTTATCAATCAAGCGGTCATGCATACGGGCTTGAGAAAACTGACTTAAACTATACCGGTCATCAGTCGCAACCGTGGGCTAACTGGTATTATCTACCCTGGCTTGATTATGGAGGTGAAACGATGCTGCAAAAAGGCGACAAGGGCTTGAGTGTGACATACTGGCAGAAAGCACTGCTGAAATGGAATCCTGCCTGCCTGCCAAGATGGGGCGCTGATTCAGACTTTGGCGACGAAACGAAAGCGGCAACCGTGGCATTCCAGAAAGCCGTCGGGATCACACAAAGCGGACTGGTTGATACGCTGACCTATTCTTACATGCTGAATTTTCTAACCAATGTCACCTCTGCGGATCCTGCAATCAAAGCTGAACTGGACGCGGCAAAACTGAAGATTGCCGGACTGACTCAGGATCTTGCCACGGCGAACAATCAACTATTGGTCGAGCAAAACATCAGCGCCGGTTACGCGCAGGCCGACGCGAACAAGAAAGCGGAGTTACAACGGGTGGCTCAGTGCTTCGCGGACCTGCAAAGTATAAAAGACAAATATCTGATCTGACAGCCGGCATAGACCGGCTTTATTAATGAAAGGGGTATCTTACCATGGCCATGACAGAGGCGTTTAGAGAGTATCTTTTGGAGGGTGGCAGCGGCGCGGACGTTATCACCCACATAATAGATAAGAAAGAGGCAGGGAAATGGCATACTACAAGAAAGCCATGATTAATCAATACTGGGGAAGTTCGGTGGATACCAAGCCCACCGACTCCCCTCCTGCCGGATCTGAATTCAATGAAACAGATACATTAGATAAATACGTCTTTACAGGCTTTGCATGGGTGAAGCAGATTAAGAATTACCGAAGCAGGATGCCTGCCGAAGAGAGGAGATAGATATTTATGGCTTACTACAAGGAAGGTGTCATCCAGCGGTATGTTGGTGCCTCCACTGATACCAAGCCGACGCTGACTACCAAGGATGCTGGCTCGAAGTTCTACGAGACCGATACAAAACTCCTTTACGCCTGGTCAGGCTCTGCCTGGACGATATACGAACTTTTGAGAACTAACAAAGACGTAAACATCCAGATTGAGGATGTAAATGTGAGCTCATCTGCTCCCGTACCATTTTCAACTGGCGGTGCGTCTGTTTCCGCGGCACAGACGAGGCCTGACAACAACACGGCTTACGGGATTGCGGATGTTGTAGGCACAGACCCTGCTACGAATCTTGAGTTTGCTGCGGTTGCGCCTGTATCTGGCGGGCATCTTCTGCTGACAGGTGTGGACGTGCGCATTGACGCGGCGGCCATTCCGGCAGGGATGACAACGTTTGAATTGCACCTGTTTAACGCCGCGCCGACCGCGATTGCGGACAACACCGCATGGGCTCTCGCGGATGCGGACAGGGCAAAGTACCTCGGGAAAGTCATGTTGTCTGCACCTGTCGACGTGGGGGGAACCCTGTGGAGCCAGACGGACGGGATCAACAAAAAATTCAAGTGCGCGGCAGCTTCAACTACGATATACGGACAGCTTGCCACGTCAACCGCCTATACGCCGACCGCTTTAACGGTAAAAACCGTGACCCTACATACCGTGGGGGTGTAGCTCATGAGTGTAGCAAGCAACATACTCTTACAATCCACGCCGCCCGTCCCATTCGGCACACGCGCTATATGGGACTTCCGCAACTGGCGCGGCAGCCGCATACCCGACCTGTCTGGCTACAAGGCAACACGGACGCTGACGAATATTCTCGCCAACGGTAATTTTGTGGACACCACTGGATATACGGGAGTAAATTGCACCCTTGCGGCGGCAAGTAATGTTTTGTCGGCAACGGGCGATGGCGGCGATACATACGGCCGGGTGTATGCGGCGGCATCATCAAGCCCGACAAGCAAGGTGTTGTATATAAAAGCGACCGTATCTGTCACTAATGCGGTTTGCGATCACGTGGATGTAAGGTTGAGGGACGGCACTGGCGGAACAGTGTTGTTGATTGTCACCCAAAACACACCGACAAACGGAACTTGGTATGAGTTGGCCGGTGTTGTCACTTCTCCCGCATCTTTTTCAACGGGCTTATATATCTTATTCGATCAGTTTTATGCTTCTGCCGGGACGCAAAACGGCAAGGTTATGAAGATAAAAAACGTTGTTGTTTACGACCTAACCGCCGCGTCTGCTGTGGACACCGCCGCTAACATCACCGCCCTCCTTGCCGAAAACGGCGTGACTTACCACGACGGCGCACAGGCCATGCAGTACCGCAACGACCTTGTGTTGTCCGGCGCGACGGATACGGGGCTGAACCGGTATTTCGACGGTAGCGACGACTACGGCTATGCGGCGAACAGCCCGGCACTGGACATCACGGCGGCACCGTTGGCTGTGTTTGCCATGGTTAAGCCGATTACCGGAAATACAACTGGATATGTTTTTTCAAAAAATTTAGACAGTTCAAACAACACACAATATGGATTGGTTTGGGATACCGCAGTCGTTGTTTCAAACGGTCTGTTTGCAACAATGAACGGCCAAACGCGCGCAAATTCGGTAAATGGTGCGGTTGCGCTCAATAACTGGAATGATATGGGGTTTATATGGGACGGCATTAATGTGCAATGCTATGTAAACAAAAAACCAGTGGGGGCGGCAGGTGCGTGGTCTACCGCATTGACTACACGGCCATATGTATGTGTTGGTAGACGCGAAACAGCTGCAACATATTTCAAAGGCAACATCGACAATGTTTGCATTTATGCGTCATCCGACATGGGCGCAATACTGCGTCACCGTCAATGGTACATGCGAAGGGTAGGGATTGCATAATGGCAACCTACACATACAAGGCGAACAGGCGGCTAATCCATGCCGAAATTCAGCCGGCAAAATTGTCCGATCTGTTGTCGGGATAATCCATGTTGACACAGACCGCGACCCCGATGCAGTAGCACCATAAACAATGCCCCGTCAGTCTTAACCGGCTGGCGGGGCTTTTTTATTTCAGTAATTCTCCCGGCTCGACACCGAGCGCGTGGGCAAACTCGATGATCCTGTAACCGTCCGGAGTAGTCTCTCCGGATTCGTACCGCCAGATCTGCCGCTGATCGGTGCCGGTCATCTCGGCCAGTTCGGTCTGAGTCAGGCTTTTTGATTCCCTGATCCGCTTGATATTGTCGCCGATGAGGTTCCTGACCGGCTCAGGGTTGACCGGAAACTCGGCCTCGTACTCGTCGGCGGTAAGATGTTCCTCTGCCCAGTCGCGGGCTTCGTCGGCGGTGAACGGGATGATCTTGCTTCCACCAGACCAGCTGTTTTGACCGGTGGACACGGCATATTGTGTCATGGGGCCGCCGATCCCGTAAAGGAAATACTCGCCTGTGCGTTTTTGATAGAGCGATTCCACGTAGTGCTGGAAGTCGCGGCCGCTGCCAGGATTGGAGAATTTGCCGACAAGGCGGGCCGTTTCCGAGTCGTAGCGTTTTCCGTTGATAATCCGTTTCATAATGTCTCCTTTTGCCGGGATTTCCCGCCCGGCTCGGGGCGTACAAATTATTTGATTGTCTGTTCGAGAGCTTCTTTTCGCTCGATCTCGCGGATTTGTCCATTTTCAACAACCAGATATTTGACTTCAGTATGCCCGCCGCGATAGTCTTTCTGACCGAACGAGTAGATACCATTATCAACCGGATCCGAGATGTAAAGGTATCCTGCCTCGCCATTGCCGTATGCGCCAGTGTATCCGCCGACCTTTTTGTCAAAATTTTGTTTGCCGTTCTCGAATTTGCAGATCCATGGATTGCTGTAGCGTCTTGCGTTGAACCCTTCGAATTCCTTAACTTTTAACATTTCCTTGACCTCCTTGTTCTTTATACCTTCATTATACTCCTAATTTGGAATATGTCAATAGTCCAATCGAGGAATAATGAGATATATTTGCACAAACTTTTAGCGTTTATTTTGTGCATGGTGTCAGAAGTGTTATTCATGATGCTTATTGTCTGGAAATACCTGGTAAATTACCACATTTGATACGCCGTTTGCTATATTATACAAAATTGCCATTTTGTATAATACGATACACCCGAAACGACAAAAAATATATTCGATAATGGTAAAAATATTATTGACAAACAACTATGATAGGTCTATGATGTTGACATAACGAGGAGGTGATCCCAATGCCACACCAGGAAATTAAAGCGTATCTGGCCGACAATGGCATCAAATTGTCTTGGCTTGCGGATAAATTAGGAATTAGGATAGCTAAATTATCACAAATTCTTAACGGCAATGCACCGCTCCACGCGCACATGCTGTATAAGATATGTGATATTCTGCGAGTGCCGTGCGAAGCCTTTAGACCAAAATAATTCTAATACCAAATTCGGGCTGCCGGGAGCAGACCTGAGAGAGTATTTCCCAAGATCTGAATAAAAGGAGGACCCAAGCCATGTCATCACTATGCAGGACCATTCGACGCAGTGTGGGCCGGAATCTGAACCAGAGCTTGATGACCGCGAAGCAACTGAAAAAATACGCCAGAACACTTCCGCCCGAGTTGGCGAAAGTAACCAAGGTGGCCAAATCAAAGCGAACCGGCTTGTTCCGGATTCTGATCGGTAAGAAGGAGGCAAAGAAATGAGAAAGAAGCTTGTCGAAAGGATCGGAGGCGTTGCATTTCTGGCTATCCCAGCGGGCTTAATCGCCTGGTTGTTTTGGCCTCTTGGTTGGAAGATATCCGTGGTTGGTTTTATCGTGTTTACAACAATCGTCCTGATGCTAGCGCTTGTTAAAAAGAAGGAGGAGAAGCAATGAGGATTGTTTTTTGCCCGTACTGCGGAACCAGGAAACCACCTGAAGTTAAATGCCATGGCTGCGGATACCAGGGGAAATAAAACGACCGCCCGGTGCGAACGGACGGCCAAAATGAAAGGAGATGAACTGATATGTACAGAATATCACGAGGAAACCATCCTGTCAATCCGGACAGGAACGAGAACAACCGCAACATGTCCCGCTACAAACCAGAGGGTTGGCTGATCCTGCTGGTTGCGGCGTTCCTGCTGACTTGTTTAGTTGTTGGAGTGATTCACACCCTGTATAGCTTCAAGCCAAACGCCGAAGCGATCCTGGCTCGGCAGGCGGCCATGCAGGACGAGATCAGGCAGCTTCAGTCAGAGCAGGCTGACATGCGGCGGGCTGTGGATGCCTGGACGGGGGTGACTGAGAAATGACCGAGCTTGATTTCTGCGAGAAGCATTGCGGCCAGTTGTCCGGACCGCAGCGGATGATGACCCGGCACAACATCACGAATGGCCGTTTTCTGGGCATTGCGCGGCCGATTGGCCAGATGCATTTCTGCCCGATGATCCTGATGGGGAAGACGGTCATCGTGATCGACCGGGCCGGATACTACCAACTGGCGGCCGTTGAAGGCAGGCTGACGTATAAGCGGGAGGTGCCGGACCATGCCTGAACCATTCGCTCCCGGTGACCATGTCACATCCGACCGCTACGGCCCGGGCCGAGTCACCGCCCTGTCTGCCCGGCCGGGGTACGTCCTGGTGACGTTCGCCGGCGCGGTAGACAACCAGTACCATGCGATCACGGGAGCCCGGTATGCGGGGTGCGGGACGGACAGGATCAAGAGGGAGGATCCTAGCTATGCCGGATCAGCTTTCCTTGCCTGAGCTTCCCGAATTCACCGGACTGCCGCCAGCCGAGTACCTGGACAGGCTGATCGATCTGGCGGTGCGGTGCGCGGTGATGGAGCCCAGGCAATACAAACAAGAATTGAATCATCTGAATAACTTAAGGAGGATCCCGTTATGAAAATCTCACACATCAAAATCCGCAATTTGCTGGGAATCACCGAACTGGAGTTGACCGGCAAATCGACCGAGCTGACCGGCGCGAAAGGCACCGGTAAAACATCTGTGCTGGACGCCATACGGTTCGCCCTGACCAACAAGCTAGACCGCGACCTGATCATCCACCAGGGCGCGACCGAGGGCGAGATCCTGATCGAGACGGACACAGGCCTGGTGATCGACCGCAAAAAGCGCGACGACAAGGCCGATGCGATTAAGGTTAAAGACGGCAACATGCTGCAGACTCGGCCGGCAGAATTCCTGGCGCAGATCTTCACGCCGCTGCAACTGAACCCGATCGAGTTCACGCAAATGAGCCGGCAGGAAAAGAACCGCGTCATCCTGAACCTGATCGAATTCCCCTGGACCATCGAGTGGATCCAGCAGCAGTTCTGCGAGATCCCGGCCGGCGTGAATTACAACCAGCACATTCTGCAGGTGCTGGCAGACATCCAGGCGGAGAACGGCCAATACTACAGATCCCGGCAGGAAATCAACAGCCGGAAGCTATATCAGAAAAAAGCGGCCGAGGAGATCGCCGCGGCCATCCCACAGGGCTACCAGTATGACCGCTGGAACCAATACGACCTGGGCGCGAAATACACTGAGCTGGAACAGAAGCGCCGGCAGAACAGCCTGATCGAGAAGGGAAAGCAGACAGCAGCCGGATACGACAACAAACTGCGGTCCATTGAGGCCGACCGCGAGATAGCCAAGGCCTCAGCCGAGAAAGCCATATCCGGCGAGCGCGAATCGCTGCGGTCGACCATCGAACGTTTAAAGGCCGAGATCCGCGCCGCCGAGGACCGTATAGGGCAGTTGGACGCCAAACTGAAGGACAAGCAAGCCGTCATCGATGCCGAGTACAAGGCAGCAAAGGCCAAGCTGGATGCCGATAACAGCCAGGCTCTGGAGTGGGTGGAAAAGCCCATGATCGCGGTCGACGATCTGACCGCCGAGATCGCCGAGGCCGAGCAGATGCGAAAGCACCTGAATGAGTATCAGCGGATGGTTCGGATGCAGGACGAAATCGAGCAGTTGCAAATGGAGTCGGACAAGCTGACCGAGAAGATCGAGAAGGCGCGGAATCTGCCGGGCGAGATCCTTAAAACGGCCAAAATTCCGATAGACGGCCTGACGGTCGAGAACGGCATACCGCTGATCCGAGGGCTGCCGATCAGCAACCTGAGTGACGGCGAATTACTTGCGCTCTGTGTAGACATCACGATCCAGAAACCGGGCGGGCTGCAGATCATCCTGATCGATGGTGTCGAGCGGCTGGACAGCAAGAGCAGGGATGAGCTGTACGAGAAATGCCGGGCCAAGGGCATCCAGATCCTGGCAAGCAGAACGACGGATGCGGAAACGCTGGAAGTCATCGAATTGTAAGGAGGGAATATCATGCCTGGAAAAACACATTGGAGGAAAATCATTGAATCGGACTACCTGGCCGGAGCCGACCTGGATGACGGACAGGGGAACCACAAGGACATCGTCGTCACGATCCGCGAGGCACGGTCCGAGAAGGTCCGTGATGTAGCGACCAGTAAAGAGGAGGTCTGCCTGATCCTGACATTCCAGGAACAACTGAAGCCGATGATTTGTAACGTCACAAACGCCAAGGCTATTTCCAAACGCGCCGGATCCGACTACATCCAGGACTGGACTGGCCTGAAGATCCAGATTGGTACGGAAAAGGTAAAGGCCTTTGGAGAGGTGTGGGACGCCCTACGGATTCGACCCTTCGCACCCAGGACTGCGGCACCGTCAACGGCCGCCCAGCCGGCGCCGACCTGCGCCGACTGCAATCAACCCATCCCGGACCATGAGGGCGCTCCAGCCCGGAATATAGCGGCCAGCACCAACCAGAAATACGGCCGGCCGCTCTGCTACGACTGCGCCCAGAAAGCCAAGGCAGCCATGGAGAAAACAAAAATCCTGGGCGAGTTCGACCCGATGGGCGCGAAAGAGGACGGGGGAGAGCAGCTTGGGATTGGTGATGCAAAATGAGAATACAAAAATTATTAAAATGCACAACGTGTAAACATGCCGAAAGCCACAGTCAAAAAGTTGTAAACGTTAGGGACAGTTGCCGCGGCTTTGTCCTAATGAAAAGATGTAAAGATTGCGAGTATTTAATAATAAAAGACCTTCACGGCGATGGTCATAACCTGCAGGCAAATTGTTTATTGAGTGGATATTATGTTTCCTACGGATCTTCAGCATGGATGGGTAATGCGACTACGCCTTTTCGACTTAAGCGCGGTGAAATAACTTATGACAACCTGGAAATAATTGTAGATGCCAAAGAAGATTTAAACAGACATTTAATGGACATGACGCATTCGCATCGGTGCATCAGAAAAGATGATTTTAGCAAATCAAGCACAAGGGAAAATTGTGAATCGTGTAAATATTGGGAGGCAAAAGATGCAGCTCAGTGAGGCCAATTATCACAGCCTGGAAAGCAACCGGAAATACTTCTCTGCCAGTCAGGTGAAATCCTTCCGTGAATGTGAGGCTGCCGCTATGGCAGCGCTCCGGGGCGAGTGGTCCGAGCCAAGCACGACGGCCATGCTGGTGGGGTCATACTGCGATAGCCATTTCTCCGGCTGCACAGCGCTGTTTCGGGCGCAGAACCCGGGCATATACAAGCGGGACGGATCGCTGAAAGCAGGGTACGAGCAGGCAAACCAGATCATTCAGCGCATTGAGGCGGATCCGCTGATGATGCATTACCTGTCAGGAGATCATCAGGTCATAATGACAGGACAGATCGCCGGAGTGGT